CTTGGAAACGCCGTTGATTTTGCCAAAGAAAACATCCCCGGTGCTGACCAATTAGCAACAACCGTAAGCGACTTACTAGACGCAGCAGCAGCAGTTGAATTTAAAAACACGTATGGAGCTACTGTAGAAGAATACCTTGAAGCAGGAGTTTCACTAGACGAAATTAAACAAATGGTTGCTTACGGTCCTCTTCAAGAACTATATAATTTTTCTGACAACCCAAGAGGAACTTCACAAATAATAGGAACCTTATCTAGCATCCCCGGTCAGTACTCCACGGGCGCTACTAACGAGTTCACGGTGTATGGGAACAACGCAACAGATATTATATCAGACGCCCTTAATATAACTAATGTACAAGACAATGCAGCGACAGCAGCAGAAAACGCAAACAAAGGCAACATAGCCATTATTAATTTAAATGGCACAGACACTATTGTATCAGCAGAAACTGTTTTGCCGGGAGTTAATACAACAATCGCTGACGCTATTATGCAGGGTTTGATTGACGGTCTTTTGGTTAACACAGACACTAATAACGCAACTGTTAGTAGTGCGGGAGCAATCACTACTGAAGTTTTAGACGGTTCGGCGGTTAATGATATTTCTAATGTTTTAACTACGGCAGGAAAGGTTGCTACTGGAGAAGAAACATTTAATAATCTTTTAGGCACTGTTACTGATTTAACTAACACCACTGGCAGCGCAGGTGCTGCGACCGTGGTAGACAATTTAGTAGGTAATACTACTGATTTAAGCGGGGCTAGTGCATCTACTACTTTTACTAACATACTAGATACTGTTACCAACACAACTCAAGGCGGCAAAAGCGGCAATGTTAGTGATGTTAATGTTTCAGATAATAACGTAAACAACACTACTACGTTAACTAATAATGGCGTAAACAACGTTAATACTTCAGATACTATTGTAAACAACGCTAATACCTCAGATACTATTGTAAACAACAATGCTGTTTTATCTAGCGTCGACAATAATGTAACTAATACTTTATCTAGCGGGAGCGTAGAAACTACTGTACAGCCCACTACTGTATTGCCTAGCGTTGAAAGCGGAGGCGGCGGCGGCGGCGGTGGTGGAGGAGGAGTTACTGGCGGCGGTATGCTTAGTGGCGATCCTTCTCCTCCGTTTGACATTAGAAAAATAGGAATTACGGCTGCGCCAGATTTACAACAAAGGCAAGAGTTCCCTATTACAGAATCTTTAATCGGAGGCCTGCTTACAGGCAACAGGAATAGAGTGGCATGACATATTTAAACTTAGTCAACAACGTTCTTAGGCGACTCCGTGAAGACGAAGTAACCAACGTATCAGAAACCACGTACAGCAAAATGGTAGGTGACTTTATAAACGATGCTAAAAAACTTGTAGAAAACGCTTGGGATTGGTCTGCACTACGAAGCACTCTTACTATTACTACGGCTGCTGACGACTACACGTACTCACTAACAGGCAGCGGTAATCAAGGTAGAGTATTTAGAATCATCAACGACACGTCAAACTGCGAGCTACGGTATCAAACACAAGCATGGTTTGACAACGAGTTTTTTGTAAATAACCCTGTGTCGGGTGCTCCTAAGTACTTTACGTATAACGGAGTAGATGGATCTGGTGACACGCAAATTGACATATATCCCAAGCCTGACGGTGTTTACTCTTTGAAAGCTAAAGTTGTGTTACGTAACGTAGACTTGAGTGCTAACACAGACACGCTGGCTATTCCTGCACAGCCTGTAATTCACATGGCAGTAGCTTTGTTAGCCCGTGAGCGAGGTGAGACAGGCGGTACGTCTACTGCTGAGTACTTTGCTTTGGCTGATAAGTACTTATCTGATGCTATTGACTTAGACGCACAAAAACACCCTGAAGAAACTATCTTTTATACTCCTTAGGAACTACTATGGCACAGCCGCTACAAAGTATTAACTTGGTTGCTCCTGCGTTTCAAGGGATCAACACAGAAGACTCTCCTTTAGCGCAAGACACATCTTTTGCTGAGATTGCAGATAATGCAATTATTGACCGTCAAGGTCGTTTAGCATCTCGTCAGGGCAACAGCGTTATTACGACTAACAAAACAGCACTAGGAACAGACTTTATACATAACATCCATGAGTTCTACGATAGTGCTGGTAACGAAACCATATTTAGCACTGGCAACAACAAGATATTGAGTGGCACGACTACGCTGACAGACGTAACTCCCGGATCATACACAATAACAGCAAATGATTGGAAGATCGTAAACTTTAATGATAAGGCTTATTTCTTTCAGCGTGGTTATGACCCGCTTGTTCACGACAATAGCAACGGGCTGAGAACATTTACGGTAGCTAACGGTGGAGCAACCAACGCTACCTTTAAAGCTAATGAGGTTGTGGCAGCGTTTGGTAGATTGTTTATTGCAGGAAACGCTACTAACGACACAATTATTTACTGGTCTGATCTGTTAAACGGCAATGCTTTTACGGGCGGTTCCAGTGGAAACATTGACGTAGCAAAAGCGTGGCCTAATGGGGCTGACAAAATTGTTGCGTTAGCGGCCCACAACGATTTTCTTGTGGTGTTTGGAGAGCACAGTATAATTGTTTACGGAGGTGCTGACAGCCCGTCTAATATGTCAATCCAAGATACTATATCTGGGGTTGGCTGTATTGATCGAAAAACAGTACAAAACATTGGGACTGACTTGTTGTTCTTGAGTGATGACGGTTTGAGAAGCCTAGGAAGAGTTATACAAGAAAAGTCTTTGCCCATAACAGACGCAAGCCGTAACGTAAAACAAGATTTGATTGCTAAGTTATCATCTAAAACTAGCCCTGCTACTTCTGTATATAGCCCAGAAAACTACTTTTACTTGCTTGGCTTACCTGATAGCAACCTTGTTTACTGCTTTGATCTTAGAGGCCGTCTCGAAAACGGAGCTTACCGTGTAACAAAATGGCCTAGTGTTAACTTCAAAAGTTTTGCTAGGGATCGCAATGGCGACATTTACATTGGTACTGTAGACGGAATAGGCAAGTACAGCGGCTACGACGATAACAATTCATCGTATGTTTTTCGGTATTCAAGCCCCGGACTTACTTTTGGCGATCCATCAAAAATCAAAATACTAAAAAAGATACGGCCCACGATTATTGGTGGCAACGACTCAGACATTATTCTTAGCTGGACGTATGATTTTTCAGTTCAGTCTAATACGTCACGGTTTAGGGTGGGTACGTCGACGCCGGGATTTTATGGCGTGTCAGAATATACAACGGTTGAATTTTCACTAGGCGATTTAATTAGCCGCAAGTCTTTAAACTGTACAGGGAACGGCTCTGTAATTTCTGTAGGACTACAAACAGAAGTAAACGGCAACTCTATATCCCTACAGGAAATGAATGTATTAGCGCTTATAGGTAAAACATTATGAATAAGTATAATTCAAGGAGTACAGGGTAATGGGTATTCTTTCAGACCTTCTGGGAGGAGTTGCTGACGATTTATTCGACAAGATTCCTCAAGAAGTAAAAAGCATCTATACAGATGATTTAACTCAGCTAACTTCTCCTGACATCACGTTCCAGCCGTTTACTGTTACGGGACCAACTAGTTCACAAACCGGGGTTGTTCGTGATCCTGTTACGGGGCAATTGTCAACTCAGTTTACGTTAAGCCCAACAGAGTTGGCGCTACAGGATGACCTGTTAGCCCAATCTCAGTCGATGCTCACTGGTGCAACTGGTGACACAGCAGCAAGAGAGCAGGATATTTACAACGCTATTCGGGCTACGCAGTTGGGCGAAGAAGAAAATCAACGCCTTGCGCTAGAAGAACGTCTGTTTAATCAAGGCCGCTTAGGAGTACAAACATCTATGTTTGGCGGTACTCCAGAGCAACTCGCGTTAGCACGAGCACAAGAAGAAGCACAAGCTAGAGCGTCTCTGGCGGCTATAGAACAGGCAAGAGCAGAACAAATGCAACAGGCAGGCCTAAGTCAACAGTTCTTACAGCAGGCCTACGTGCCTTCATCAGCTATGCTTTCGACCTTGACTCCTGCGCTAAACATTGCTAGTCTTGAAGACGTAGCCAGACGACAACAGGGTGAGTTTGATTACTCGACTGATCTTGCAAACCTACAGGGAACTATCGGACAAGCTCAAGGGCTTGCTGATCTGTACGCTGGTATGTTTACTGGTGCTGGTGGTCTGCTTAGTGGTCTTACTGCAGCAGTGCCGGGTACACTAGACGCTGTTGCAAGCATTAAAAATGCGTTTTTCCCAACCCCAACAGAACCTGTTACAGCCTAAAGAGGATTAAATAATGTCACTGTTTAATAGAAGAAACAATCCTATTGGGTCTATGTTTACTGGGGGTGGTATGACCCCCGGTCAAACAATCGGCAGAGCTTACGCAGACTTTGGTAAGACCATAGGTACTACAGCGCTTGACGCAGCTAACAGGCTTCAAAGGCGAGCCGACGAAAGAGAAGCGGAACTTGTGTCACAACGAGCCAAAGAAACGATAGCTCAGTACGCAAATAACCCAGCGGGTCTTCTTACTGTAGGCCAAGATATGTTGTTAAGTGATGATGTTAATGAACAAAAAATGGGCGAGAGGTTTATAACTATTGCCAACTCCCGTATTGAACAGGGTAAAACAGCAGATCAACGTAAGTTGGGTGTTTTTTTAACACAAGTTACTGCTGCAGCACGAGGAAACATACCTCGTAACGACCCTAGAGTAGTGGCTCTACGTAGGCAAATACAGCAGCTAGACCCAACAGGGCAGGCCTTTGAAGACGCTTATATCAAGGGAAGTCCTACACGAGACATAACCACAGTGGGCAAAGACGAAAGACTAGTAGAAACGACTACAGGAACTGATGGGTCTACTTCTAAGGTTCTTGAAGATCCTGTTACGGTCCCTGAAGATCTTATCTACGAAACAAAAGTTGACGAACAAGGCTTAATAACTGTCCTAGAAATAGACCCAAACACCAAACAATCAAGGGTTGTTTCTACGCACGAAACACGGGAGTCTGCTTTAAAAGAGCAAGCAAGACTAGAAGCAGAAGGAAACAAACTTGCTAAAGCACGAGCTACTAGAAACACTGTCTCAGAAACTATTACTTTTATTGAAAACAACATAGATAAAATAGATCAAGGAGTGTTAA